GTAAAACACCTGCTCGCCGACCGTTGGGACGTGCGCGTCGTCCTCGATCCATTGGCCGCGCGCCTGATACCATTTCATCTGCTCGCCGCAGGAGCACTCGATGGGAATGACCTCCGTCAGGCCGCAGAGGATCGCCGCCGCGCTCACCATCGCCGCGCAGTAGTCGTCGGTGTAGGTGAGCTTGTAGCCGCGCGGGTGCGGGAGATAGCTGTTGTAGGCGTCCACGATCTGCTTATGCACCGCGTCACCGCGCACCGCGCCCTCCCACGCGGTCAGGGTCTCAAGAAACCTCTTCATTTTTGCGCTTCTCGGTCTGGGTGCCGAAGTAGAAGGCGATGATGGTCGTGAAGATCGTCAGAAACTCCGTCCCGCTGATGCTGCCGCGCAGGGCGAGCACCGAGAAAACCGCCGTGAGCGCGATGGTCACGATGCTCTTGACCGTGAGCAGATTGGCAAGTCGATTTTGCATTTTTGCCTCCTTTACAAAAACCGCACGGCGTAATACTGCCGTGTTTGTTTGTTGATTTTGTTACACGCGCCGTTGATGGCGGCGACGTGCCCGCCGTCGAGCATAATGGCGTATTCCAGCTTGAGCTTGTCCCGACAAAAGGCGTTGACCTGCTGCGCGGTCATGCTGCGGCAGTAGACGCCGTAGAGCATCCCGCCCTTGTAGCCGAGGACGGTGTGGTTGGTCTTGCGAAGCACGTCGGAGTACGCGCCGGTAAAGCCCTCCGCCGCGGGGGCATAGCGGTCGAGCAGGCCAAGCCCCCCAACCGCCCACACGACGCCGCCCAGCGCCGCCGCCGAGGACACGCGGGCAATACGCACTGCGCCGTCCGTGGTCTTGTAGAGCACGCTCTCGGGGCGGGGATAGTGACAGCTCATGCCGCGCACGACCTTTCCGCCGCGCACGAGGATGCTGCACGGCTGGCCCTGCCAGCTAAAGCTCCCCGAGATGGCGTTTTTCGGCAGAGGCCCGCTCATGTTGACGGGCTCAATGTCCCGCGCGAGGATGCAGGGCTGACCGTACAGCTCGACGTTAAGGGGCCAGCAGTCCGCGCCGAGCTTGGCCGCGATGTCGCTCAAGGTCTGGTTGCCGATCCAGCCGTTGTCCAGCGCCCCAACGGAGCGCTGGATGGCCTTTATCATGCGGATCTCCTCCGAGGTCGAGCCCTTGATGTCTCTCATACCGCGCCCCCTGTCAAAAGCCACGCCATGAACGCGCCCACGACGGTCGCGATCATCAGCTCCACGACCTTCTCCCAGCGCTTGGACGGCACGGCGGTCAGGCTCCGCACATTGGCCTTGATCTCGCCGATGTCCTCCTTCATGTTCGTCTGGTCGGTCGCCAGCTCTTTGACCGACAGCGCCAATTCATTCAGCGCCCGCTGATCTACCTCTAACTGCTTGATGCGCCCCTCGTTTCGGAGCGAGCGGTCCTTGACCTCCTGTAGCTTCACAGCCAAATCTTCCATAGGCGTTGTCTCTCTTTCCTTAGGATAGAGCGGGGGATATCCCCCGCTCTGTTTACTTGTTCAGCTCCGCGAGCTTTTCCGCGATGTCCTCGGGGATGGCGCAGGCCGTCATCTTGACGCAGTAGCCGTCCTCGTCGTAGGTGAGCTTGTAGTAGGGGGCGACATAGATCTCCGTGCCGGCGCGCTCAAGGTCGCGCGCCATGACGGGCTGCACGATGCTGTTCTTGACACCCGAGTTTTCGCTCAGCCCAGAGGGAATGTCCGTGACCTCGATGGGCTTGCCGTCGGATGCGATTCTCTTGTAAGTAGCCATAGTTTTTTTCTCCTTTTCTTTGTTCAAAATTTATTTATCATCGGCGTATTTCTCGCCGGTGATCTCCTCATAGTCCTGCGCGCTGAGGATGCCCTTTTTCACGGCGTTGCGCACCATGCCGGCGGTCCACAACCCTTGCGCGTACCATCTTGCGATTTTCTCTTTCATTTCAGCCCCCCAAAAGCGTGTCGGTCATCATGGCCGTGTAGGTGGTCTGCGCCTCAAGGCGGTCGAGTTGAGTCGGGGCAGGCTCGGGCTTTCCGTCGTCCTCGATGGTGTATTCGCCATTGTAAGCTTCGCTTTTGGCGATTTTCTCATTGGCTTCGCTCCATCCAAGGGACACTTCAGAGAACACCTGCTCAATATTCGGCTGTTCTTCCGTGCCGTGGTTGACCTCCGTGCAGAGTTGGTACTTGATGATTTTCATGGCGTTCCCTCCTTAGTCTGTGGTTTTGATGTAACGCATGGTTGCCACGGTATTGTGCGCCGATAGATCGCTGACGCCAGATACAGAGGCAAGTGTAATTGCGGTGTTGTCCACTCCAATAGTATAATAACCAACATACGGGACTGTATTGCTATTGCTCATCTGTGCCGTTACAGTAACTGGGGTGCAGTTGCTTATGCCATGAGCAACCAGCTTCGATGTGCCAGGAGCTGGGAACTTACCGCAGTCCACCACCTTGACATACACCGGCTTGCCAAGATACCGCTCCGTGGTGCGGTATTCGACGCCGAGGGCGAGCGCTGGGTTTGTATATTCCCAAGGATGCCAAGTCCCGTCCGTGAGTCGCTTTTTTTGCGCATGGTATATCTCGCTCGAAGAACTGGCAAGAACGTTGGCTGGACCATGCCAGTTAACAATTGCATTCCCATTATTTGCAATTCTAATATCGGCAAAACCGCCATTCCCGGAGTAGATGTTCGCCGGATAATCGGCTAACTCCGTGATCCGAATAACTTTATCAGTTCCATCAATAAAAGAATCAACAAATTGTTCAAATTTTGAGCCGTCACTATCATCGAAGATTGAAAAGTTTAAGACTTCTCCGTACCCAAACCCGCCGGGGGCCGCCCCGATGTTCCCACGCGCCTGCTGCTTCTGCGCGTCGGTGAGGCTCTGCGCGGCGTCATAGCGGACGGTGCCCGCGCCCGCGCCGCCGAGCAGCTCGTCGATCTCCTCGCCGGAGTATTGGGAAACGTAATAATCGTCTGGCATAGAGAGCCCTCCTTATACGATGAGCCTGCGCCCGAGGCGGTCGAGCAGCGGCTTTTTGGTGTTGTCGCTCAGCCAGCCCGCGCTGAGCGGCTTGAGCTTGCGGTAGTAGATGATAATGCAGCCGTCGCCGCCTTGCCCGCCGTCCGAGCCACGACCACCCGAGGCGGGTTCGGTGTCCCTCGCGGTCAGAGACGCCTGCGAGACCGATATATTTTCAGACGATGTCTGGTATGCGTCCGCCACGCCGTTGGAGCCTGCGCCGCCGCCGCCGTGGCCGCTTGTGCCGCCGCAGCCGTAACGGCTCTCTTTGGCGGGCGGCTTTGCGTCTGCGCCCGCGCCGCCGCGCGCCGCCGTGACCGTCGCGAATGCGCTCGAGGAGCCGATATAAGCATCGCCGCTTCCGTTTGCAAGGCCATCGTTTCCGTTGGAGCCTGCGGCCGCGCCGCCGCCGTAGCCGCCGCGCCAGCTGTAGCCGACATAACCGTAGGGCGCGATTTTGTAGTCGCCCCGCCCGTCTTTTCCTTCGACCTCCTCCTTGTCTTTGCCCGCGGAATAGGTCACGCCGTCGACGGTGATCGAGGGGCTTGGCTGGTAGGTATACTTTCCGCCGTCCCATGTGTAGCCGTTGCCCGGGCTGCCCGCGATGCCGCTTTTGCCTTTGGCGGCAAAAACCTCGCCCGTGATCGCGTCGGTGTAGCCCGCCTCGCTCGACGAGCCCGTGTCGCTCGTTGCGCCGCCCATTGTGGTCGCGGTACCGGGCGCGCCCGCGTCGTTGCCCTGCGAAAAGACGCCGCCGTAGCCGCCCTTCCCGCAGGCATAGGGGACCTTTGCGCCCGGTACGGCGTCGGTGACGGTCTCGACCAGCACCTTTCCGCCATCGCCCGCCTCTCCCGGCTCGCCGCCCTTGCCGCCCTCCAGCGAGACGCCGTTGTCCAAGCCAACAAAGCGCCTGAGAGCATCATATTTTTCAGTCCATGACTTTGATGCGCGCACGGCGGGGCTTTCGCCCCGATGGCCGCTGCTGCCGCCGCGGCCCCCGCCGATGAGCACGCGGGTGTAGGTCGTCACGCCCTCGGGGACCGTCCACTCGCCCGAGCCCGTGAGGATAACGCGCTCGTCAAAATACTCCGACGATTCCGGCTGCGGGGGAAGAAAGCCGACGAGCGCCGCCATCTCGCTCTTGAGTGTGCCGCTCATGGTCGTGTCAAGGCTCACGATGCACGCAGAGACCATCTTTTTATCGTAGGGGTGATAGACGCTGACCACGTGCCCGGGCTTCTCCTGCCCGCTTACAATGCCGTTGGTGATGGTCTCTCGGCACTTATAATAGTCTGCCAACCTTTTGGCGACAGCGGAGGAATTGACAAGGGAGACGAGCGTGGCGTCCGTAACGGACTTGACGTTTTCCGCCGCGTTCTCTGTGACGGTTTGCGTCACAAGGCGCGTGTTGTGGATGTACGTCTTGCCCTTGAGCGAGCCGGAGCCGGAGGAGATTTTGGCGTAGTTCGCGCCACTCTCCAAAATGGTGAAGCCTGTCGCTGTAAGTGAGTGCATCGGCTCGGAGAAGGTGATGATGTCGCCCTGCTGAGATGTGCCGGAAAACAGCTCCTTTTCGTCGGTTCCCGCGATGTACTGATGCTCCGTGACGGTAACGGCGGAGATGGGCGAATCATACTTGACCGTGCCGCCGGAATACGAGCGGTCGACCGATATTGTAGATGCCGCACCGTCCCACAACGGTTCGATTCGAAGCACACCGTTTAAGTCTGTGCGAAGATACGCGCCGATGGCAAATAAGACTTGCACAAGATTGTCTCGCGCCGACCGGTCTTTGCCGTTTGCGTAAGGGAGCCAACCGTACAGTTTGGTGCCCGCATACACAGTTTTTACGAGAATCGGAATGCTCCCGCAGATTTCTTTTGCTACTTCCTCGACGGTCTGCCCTGTGTAAATGCTTCCGGGATGCGGCATTTTCGATAACGCACCCATCGGAGATTGACCGGTAAGTGAATACGTATTTGGGCCAATGCGCGAAATGCCTCGTTTGACGAATCGCGCTTTGATTGCATTATCTCGATAAATAACGATTGGGGTGTTGTCCGGCAACGCAGCAAGTAGCTTGCCTGCCGTTTTTGTGTAAATTTCCGCACTAACTGTATCGAACGATAGATTGCTCTCGTCTAACGCCATTTCTTGAAAAGCGGAGCAGTAATCCAAGCGCATATCGTCTTTTGACGCGTCGCGGTCGAATTGGTAAGAGCCAATTAAAATATAATCCATAGCCCCCCCTTACGGTGTAATCTGTGGCGCGATGGGTATAAAGTGGATTTCGATCTCGCCCCAGTAATTCACGCCGTTTTCGACCTTTTCAATGTCGTGCGAAGCGCTCGTATAATACGCCCGATAGGAAATTGTCGTGTTCCCATCCGCCGCTTCAAGTAGCACGGAGTCATCCACCGAATGCGCCTTCAGGTAATTCCAGAATGCATCATAGCTCTGGTAATCATCGCCTCGGCGAAACACCGTAATTTTGTGTCCAATGTACGTTCCGAGCACATCGCGGATCATTCGCCCGGTGTCTTTAGAACGTCCGGCATTCTCTCCGTCCAAAACATTGAAGTTCTCGTTGTATTTGGATATTGCTACGTTGACATCAAACGATGTCCCATTGAGCTTAATGTAATTCATATCTTCCGCCTTTAAGTCAGTTGGATACCGACACGCTGCGCCTGGTCTTGGTTGAGCCTGAAAATGATACGCCCCAGTTCCTGTTCGCCGATCTTGAGGATCGCCGTCTGGTTGCCGCCGCCATACTGCGCCATGCCGCGCGCCACCGCCGCCTCGATAGCAGCCGCGGGAGCCTCAATGTTTGTCCCCTGCTTTTGGTCGCCGAGCACCGCTAAAAACTCTCTGTTCGGGGGAATAACCGCGCCGGTCGCCAAACGGGGGATGGAAGCGGAATTGATAGGCGGCATACTTGTCTTGACTGAGCCGCCGGTGAATGCGCTTTTAATGGTGTCCATCGCGCCGGATGCCCAAGACTTGACGCTTTCAAATGCGGATTTCAAGCCATTCAGCAATCCGTCGACGATGTTTTTGCCCAAGTCCTGCCAATACTCGATCGTAAAGTATTTTGCGACGTTGGCATTCCACCACTCCTTGATGCCGTCCCACGCCTCACCGAGCTTGTTCTTTAAATAGTCCCAATTGATTACCGCTACCGACGCGAGGCCCGCCGCGCCCGCAACGATCATACCCATTCCGAGCGGGATGCCTACACCGGTAAACACCAGCAGAACGCCTAAGACAAGCAGCGCGCTGCTGACCAGCGAAACGATCGCCGCGATTGGGCCACCAAGGTATTCGGTGATGGCGTTCCAGTTGACCGCGACCGTAGCGACCAGCCCGACCGCCCCGGCAGCGATCAGCCCGATGCCGATCGGAAGCGCAACGCCAGTCAGGGTTAGGATGATGCCGAGCACAAGCAATGCGCTGCTGACGAGCGCCGTGATTGCGCCGATGGGGCCTTGCAAGGCGGTCTGGATAGTGTCCCAATTTGCCGCTACCGACGTAGCCAGCCCGATCGCGCCCGCAATCATAAGGCCGAGACCAATCGGAACATTTGCGCCGCTGAAAGCCAGCACAGCGCCGAGAACGAGCATGGATGCTGAGAGCATCGCCGTAACAGCTCCGATAGGGCCTTGAAGCAATGCCTTGATAGTGTCCCAATTCGCCGCAATGACAGCCGCCATTCCAATCGCGCCCACGACCATCAAGCCGAGGCCGAGCGGGATGTTCGCACCGGAGAACAACAGGATAGCGCCGATCTCAAGGAGCGCGAAGCTGATGATCGCAGTAACGATGCCAAGCGGGCCTTGTAAAAGCGCTTTGATCGTGTCCCAATTTGCCGCTACCGCCGTCGCCAGTCCTATCGCTCCGGCGACCATGAGCGCCAAACCAAGAGGAATATTGGCCCCGGAGAACAGGATAATCGCGCCAATCGCCAGCAGGGCCGCGGACAAGATGCCCGTAACAGCTCCGATCGGCCCTTTTAAAGCATTTTGGATCGCGCTCCAGTCGGTGCTGACCGCACCCCAAATGGCAAGCGCACCCATCGCCATTAACCCAATGCCAAGCGGGACATTCACGCCGGAGAACGCCAGCGCCGCACCGATCGCCAGCAGGGCCGCGCCGGCAAACAACTCCATGATGGCACTAAGCTGGTCGTTGATGCCGGTTGAGAAGTCCGGGGCTTTATTCTCTTCCTGACTTCCCGACAATTTGTTGATTTCATCGAACGACGCAAGGGATTTGCTTGCCTTTTTTGCAGACTTCCCGGTCTTGTCCAGCGCGTCCGATTCTTCGTAAAGGCTTTCGGCTGCCTTTGCAGATTCCTCGGCAGTCGTTCCAAAGATCATGGAGACTAGCTCGGAGATGGCGTTGACCACGCGCGTGATGACGTCGACGAGCAAGGTGAACGCCGGAACAACCACGTTGACGATCGGCTGGGCCAGCGTTCGCAACGCTCCCTTCAGCTTGGCGACCGCAGCCATCGCCTTATCGTTGGTCTGGATCGCGCTCCACATATAGCTCTTTAGCGTTCTGAGAGCTTTGGTAATAAGCGAAAAAACAAGCACTCTTTTGGCGAGCGTTTTAACGTGGCTCACAAATTTGTCCATTTGTTTACTGGCTGCCTGTGCCGCCGGAGAAATCCCTTTGGTGTTTTCTTTTGCTGCCATAATTTGTTTAGACAAATCTCCGGCTCTATTAGTCATGCGCTCAAGGCTTCGCGTGTCTCGTGCAATCGAGGTATCCATGCGCTCTACTTTGTTCTGCACGGAATCCCACTCTTTCTGAAGAGCTTTTACTGTTTGCTCTTGCTCCTTTATTGCGCCAGCCGTGTAAAACTCGTCGCCGTTCCGCATTTGGTCAAGCTGGGCTTTGGCTGCATCGAGGTTTGCTGCGATCTGCTTAGACTGCTCAACCAGGGGCATTTGCTCCTGCTTTTTGTCGCTGATTTTTTCATTGAGTGCATCAATCTTTTTTTCAAGCGCAGTCAATTCTTTTTGCGCGTTTTTCGCGTCTAATTCCGTATTGATAACAACGGAACCGTCTGCATTCGCCACAAAATCACCACACTTTCTACTTGCGTTTTATTTTTTATGTGCTATTCTGATAAAAGGAGGGATTAAAATGATTGCTATTTTAGGCTTGTTAAGTATCGCAGGATTTGTTGTCTCATTGCTCACTTTGGTTATCCTTGCAATCAGGAAAAAGAGGAAGAATATCGCTTTAATATCCCTTGCCACATTCTTTGTTTTTTTTGTTGTATGCGTATCTCTTCCAACATCGGATGGCTCAGAAGCGTCAAATGCAAATAGCGTTTCGTCCACAGCGCCAAATTCTCTTAGTGAAGAAACCCAGGATTTAAGAGATGAAACGGATGCAATTAAATTTAGTGGAGAAAATTACACCGCCGAATATTTAAAATGCTGGGAGGCAAGCGGATTGACTGGCTGCTTTTACATTGATGTAAAAATCAGCAACATCGGGGGCGAGGAATGCATCTATTTGCTTGATGATGTCTATGTGGATGACACGCATTGTCAAAGCGGTTCGGGTTTGCCGATTACGGCACTTCCTTCCAAAAATGTGAGAGCGTCATTTGTTGTTTTTTGTGAAACCCCATTAAGCGAAATATCAAATGTCGAGTTTAAGCTAAATGTTTTAGACTCTGAAAACTACAACACGCTTGAAACAAGCAACACGGTTTCCGTTATGCCAAACGCTTGAATTTTGCCGCCCTTTTCGGAGGGCGGTTTTTCATATCCACTTGCTGATAACGTCCTCATCCTGCGCCGTGTACTGCCGCTTAAAGTCGACCATCTGCTTATTCTGCTTGTAAAATTCCTGCTCGCTCTTATCGAGCTTTTTCCCCTTTGCCCGCTTGCTGCGGATGGAAACGACCTGCGCAAAGGTGCAGTCCCCGATCTCCTGATACGCCGCGATCCACGTCCACCAGTGCAGATAGTCCACAGACCGCACTTCTTTGCCGAGCACTCGATTGATTGGAGCCACGAGCAACGGGAAATCCTGCTGCCAATCCATCAGCTTCGGCCCGCGCTTTTCGTCTCGCGGGCCATCGCCGCAATTGATGAACAGAGCGCATTGCTTTATCGCTTCTTCGTAATCGTCCGGCGGCATCGTCTCAAAGTCCGGGTAGAAAATGTCGAGCATCGTTTCGGCCTTTTCCTGCTCGCTCAACTCCGCGTCGGAGAGCGCTTCAATAATGGTCAGGATGTCCCGAAAATCCGTTCGAACCGGGTATTCCGTGCCGTTCACCTCTACGGTGGTCGGAAGGTCGTATCTCACTTGTGATACTTCTTCGTGTACTTGCTGATGCGCGGATTGGTCGCCTTCTGCTCACGGGAGAATGCGGTATCCACCTCATCCATGATGGCGAGCATCAGGTTGGCCCAAACAGGCAGGCCGTCCGCCAGCGCGTACACGTTCATGCCTCCAAACAGAGCCGAGCAGATGTCGAAGCCAAAGACCTCGCCGATGATGTCGCGCATCTCCTCGTCCATCTTGCGGGCCGTCTCGAACACCTCGCGCTTGTTTGCGGTCTTTTCGACCTCCGCCTTGTACGCTTCCTGCTTTTTGTCGAGCGTATCAAAGGCGTTGAACAGCTTCTCCACAAAGGTGCTGTCCGTCGCGTTAAAGGCCAGCTCACAGGTCTTGCCATCCGTCGTTTCAAGCGTCTTTCGGACTACACCGGAATTGATGGAAATAATTTCGCTCATAATATCCTCCAAATTGGGGCGGGTCTATGCCCGCCCCTTTGTCTTTAGGTATCTGCCGCAAAGGTCACGCCGCTGGCGCTCTTGGTAATCGTGCCAAGCGTCCGGTTGCCGCCGTAAGTGATCTCGCTCGCAATGTTGAGCGTGCCGCCGCCGTCGCCGCCGATGGACGTGACCGCAATTGCGCAGGAATCATAGCGCTCGGCAAACTTCGCGTCGCCGCTCGTGGCGTAGAAGTGGCCAATCATCATGTCCTGATTGGCAAGCGCCTGCGCGTCGTGATCTTTGACCGCAAGATTCCACATCTTGACCGCCGCCGCGTCACCCGCATCCAAAGGAATCGGGTCAAACGTCTGCGTGATAACGGGCTTTTTCATGGTGGTAAAGGTGTTGCCGAGAATGTCCTGCTTGCTCTCCTGTCCCCAGTCCATTTCCTCGGTGGAATCTTCCACGCGCTTACCGATGGCGCTCCAAACGGGAGCCGATGACGTTCCGGTATTCAGATACGCAATCAAAAGCTCGCGGTCAATGGTCTGGCCTTCGGAGGTCGCAAAAGTTAAATCTGCCATTATACATTCACCTCGTATGTTAGTTTAAGAGGAACCATATAGTCCTCGTATTTGTCGCTGGTTGCGCCGAGATACGACGCAAAAGCCGCTGTCTCTACGCGCAGGGCGCGTCTCCCCTCTCCAATGTCCGGGCGCTGTGTGTGGGCCCAGTCCGCAAATTTGTTTAAAGCCTCGACTGCCTTTAAGCGCGTGTCATCGCTTGTCCCCGGAGGCGCGATCTGGTAGTGGATTTCAAACGAATACTCCGCCTGATACCCGCCGCAGATATACTTCTTGGTGATAACAGCGCCTTGCACGGACGAAAGCGCCATGCCTACCGTTTTCGCCGCGAAATACTCGTACTTGATCAGTTCCACGTTATCAGGGATATTGGGGCATTTGTTTGCCCAAATCAATACAAGGCGGTCGAGATCGGATTTTTCAACGCTTGACGCAAGCGTTACGGTCTTTTCTTTAGAGATCATTCTTTACCGCCTTTTCTGCTACACGTAGCCACTTTGGGAGGTTTTGAGCTTTCGACGCTTCAAACCAGTGCGAAGATGTATTTGGATGCCAAAACTCCAGGTCTTTCTCAGGCACCGCCGGAACTTTTGTTACGCCTTTTCTCGCATAGGAACTTCCCGTCAGCGGATCAACGTACAGTTTGCCGTAATAGAGATACCGAGCGTATGGGCCGGGGTAGATGATCTCGTTTCCAGATACCCGCGTTCGCGTCCTCAACGATCCTGTGCGCATCGGGACAAATGGCGCGGTATCTTTTGCCACCTGTACCGCAAGCGTGTGTTCTGCGCGACTGCAAGCGCTTGCAATGGATTCTTTGACTGCATCCATGCCAGAGACGTTGATGGTAAATTTCAGCGCCATCTCATACGCCTCCGCATTCCCAATGCTGCATATCTTCGCTGCCAAAGTCCATTGCATCTACCTTTGTCAGATTCCAGCAGTTATCCTGTGAAAGCGCCACATCTTCCTTGTCGGTGACAAACTCACCCTTGATGAAAAACGTAACCCCACCGTTGCCGTTGACCGAAAGCGTCCACAGTCCGGTCTTATCTGTGGAACGGTAAAACTCCTGCGGCCCGACGTACTTCTTGGGCTTACCCGTCGCCCCGTCTATCGCTTCTACGGAAAACGGGATATACAGGTTGACCGCATCCGCACCCTCTAACCCGGTCTTTCGCACATTTGCGCCCTTTGACGCTTCACACAGCACGCCGCGTAAAATCGTGACATAGAGCTTAGTAACGTCTTTAAATGTTGCCGGGTCGGTTTCCTTGACGGAGTTGTAGATCGTTACAGTGTGGGGAGCGTACACGCGCAACACCTCCCCCGATATAGCAGCCCTGTGTGAGCAAGATACTCTCTGCAAGTCTCTGCAAGGAGCTTTCTTGCCCCATCCGTAGCGTTCAGCGCAGCCGCGGCGGCTTCACCGCCCGTTGCAAGCGTCCTGGAATAGCTGCCTACCGTTTCGCTTTTGACTTCCGCGTCATTTGCCGCAGCGTTTGCAAGGTTTTTCATGGCAAGCGCCTGCGCCGCCTCGATGACCGCGTACTTGTCAACCAGCGCACAGCAGCACATCTTTACCGCGTCCAGTTCTGCGTTGTCCTTTGCCCGGTTCTGCGTGTAATAATCGAGGAAGGAGCTGGCCCAGACAGCCAGACGCGGAAAATCTTCCGCGCTCACAGCGCCCATATAGGCACCGGCGTAGTATGTATAATCAGCGTATGTCATACGGGTCAGCTCCTTTCAGATCAAGAAACGGTAACGGTAGCAGTTCCGGTCTTGGTGCTGTCCTGCTTGGACTTGGCCGTGACGGTGATACTGGTCTTAGTCTCAGCGGAGTCAATAGTCAGCAAGCCGTCTTCGCTGATCTTGGACTTCGTGCCGTTCTGGCTCCACTCGACCTCACCGTTGATAATGCCCTCGCCGGTAACGGCAGCAGTAAATGCCTTGCTGTCGCCCTTTGCCATCGTCGCGGTAGCGGGCGAGACGGTAACAGCGGAGATGTCGCCGCCCTTTCCGTACACGGAGAACGGGAACGGGTCAGCCTTGTCTACGTTGTAAGCATTGACGGGATTCGCGATCTCCCAGCCGAGACGCATGACCGCACGCAGCGCCACCATGTCGTTCTGCATCAGGTTGTAAGTGATGGCCTTGGTGGTGGGGTCCTGGATAACACCCTCGGTGAAAATCTTGAACGTCATGTCCTGACGGATGGCGTAGACGAGCTGGCTCCAGTCACCGACAATCATCTGCGCCTGCGCGGGATCGAACGCGCCGTTCATGGGGAAATACATATCCATGCCGTCAAGACCGTAGCGGGTAGATCCCTGCATATCGGACTTAAAGATAGGCTGGCCGGTGGTGTCCTTCAGACCACGGAGCTTGCCGCGCATCTGAATGGCGGACATCACGCCGTTGGGGTTAAAGCCGTCCAGCTCGACCTTGGCGATCAGGCCGTTCTCGCCCATGATGTCACTAAAAATGTCGGAGCTGATGGGCACGCCGTTGCCAGCAGCGACAGCAGCAGGAACAACGCCAGTGCGCCAAGTGCTCGGCTTGTTCGTGCCGAACAGGATAGCCGCGTCGATGACCTTGCCGAAAGCCTCGGTCAAACGGGGCTTGACCTCGCCCCAAATGTCATAGTCCGCATCATCGAGAGCAGCCTCGGGAATGGGGACAATAACAGCGATTTCCTCGGCGTACAGCTTCTTCTTGTCCCACGCCATCTTGGTGGTCTGCTTGAAGGCGTCGCCAGCGCCGTCGCCGGTCGCTTCGCCGTTGACGAAATACGCGGAGGGAAGCGCGTCGAGCACGTTGATGGTCTGCGTCTTGCTGGACATATTCGCCAGTCTACGGCCCATACGAAGAACGGCAGATTCGGCGATAGCGCCCTGCATGATTTCGCGGGTTACAGGTTCCGGGATAAGGCCGGAAAGTGCGGAACGATCAATACTTGCCATGTTGTAATCTCCTTTTCGTTACTTGAGTGCGCCGCGGATCAGATTGTTCATCGCGGCATTGACATTGTTCTTTTCGCTGCCGCCGCCAGCGGGGGCAGTCCAATCGAATTTGACCTTCTGCCGGTTTTCTGTGAGTTTATCCACGGCCTGTTCAAAGGTGGTCTTGTCATCCACCATCTTTTCAGCCTTGAAGGAGATAAACTCCGCTTCCTCGCCGGTCAGCCCCTTGGAAAGCACATACTTCTCGCGCTTGAGTTGCTGCACTTCGGCCTGCGCTGCGGTCAGAGCGGACTTGTTGTCCGCAAATTCCTTGTCGCGATTGGCCTGCCGCTCCTGCTCAGTCTGCTGGCTTTCTTTCCATGTGCGATACGCGGTCAACTCGTCATCGCTGGGCATGCCCTTCATCGCCTTTGCAAGGCGTTTGCCAATCATGGCGTCCACTTCCTCCTGCGTGAAGGTCTTAGCAGGGGACGGCTCCGGCGAAGGCGCCGGGTTGGGATTCGGATTAGGATTAGGTTCGCTCATTGTTAAATACCTCCGTTTATTGTCAGGGCCGTCGCCCTGCGGTTTTACGCCTCTCGGCATGATCGATAAAACAAAAGAGCCAACCACCGAGGATTTCTCAGTAGTTGGCTCATCGTGCCGTTCCGCGCGCTCAATTGCGCTACGTGCGTTATTTACTTGCTGATATTATATCACGCCACGCCCAAAAACAGCAAGCGGAATGTTTCTCTACCTTTCGGCGTGATAAGCGTCTGTGCGCCGCTCCAATTCGTCTTTTCGTTTACCGATTCTTTGACTTCGAACAGGCCGTCGTTCTTGTGTTCATACGGGAGCAGCTTGCCCTTTTTGTCACGGTAAACGTACTTCTTTTCCAGCAGGAAAGAAACGAACTTCTTAGGCGGAACGTCCAACGCCTTTGCGGTCTCGCGGAAATTCAACAGCGTATTTCTCTCCACAAGCTGGTCAAAATACTCGGCTTTCGGGAGCATGATCTGATTTTCCACAGTAAGCGTGGAAATGCGAGCGTCGCGATCCGCAAGCGTTTTCTGTGCCATCAGCAACGCCGATGCCATTAGCTCCTCCGGCGTCATGTTCTCCTGCCCGTTAATGTAGCCGCCGTGCTTGCGTATGCTGGGGATAACCTCACTTGTCACCCATCGTTTGAACTTTTTCGCCGTCGGCAGCTTAGAGCCGAGGACGAGGGCGTAAAGGCCGCTTTCGTTGATAACTACCATGTTTCTGTTTTGGCTGCCGTCGTGAAACGCGACGGTGGCTTTGTCCTCACCATCTACATGGGTAGACACCGCATCGCGCGAATTACTGTACCCAAGCGCTTCCGCAACGTCCTTACCGACGAACCACGGCGCACCGTCGCGTTCCATCGTGCGGATATTCCCAAATTCGGGATTGTTGAAAATCATTAGTTCGTTCATGCAATGTCCTCCTTCTTCATCGGGCGCATTTTGATCTCAAGCTCAAAGCTCCCCTCTTTGCCGCAGAAAATATCTTTCACAATATAGTCCCCGAATACTTCGACCATAACATCGTCATATCCGGACGAGCCAGCACGGAAAAGCGTATATGCGCCTCCATTCACGGCAACATCAACTTCTTTCGGGTCGTGGATAAGCTCGCAGGCTTCTCTAACAGTAAGCATAATAAAACCTCATTTCTCTTGACTTTGAGGCTTCCCCGATGATAGAATGAGATTTACCAATGGGGAAACCTGTTGTGATTTGAACGCTCACGTTGTCTTGGTCGGACGGTGGGCGTTCTTTTTATTTGCCGATTTCTTCTTCAAGTTTTTTTCTGAACCAATCCGTTCGACCCTCGCCCTTTTCGGCGAGTTTTCTATCGAGTGCTTCGGCCTTTTCCTTGTCAACCATAAAAACTAATTGCTTCATGGCTTTCCTGCGCTCTCGGAAGTATTCGGCGCGGCTTTTTTCAGCCATTTCATCACCTCCGTTGTGGCTAACTACATTATATTTGTAGTTAGTTACAATGTCAAGAGGATTTATGAGATTATTTTTTCAATTCTTCCGCTTTGATGACCTGCGCTTTTACGCTACCGTCTTTCATTCGCTTTAGCTGTACCCGACAACCGGCGGCAAGCGCCTTTTCGATGGCGGTTTTTAGTTTTTCGTCAATCATACAGCACCTTCATCCTTTCCCGCTGCTCCGGTAACCCTGCCGCCGCGCTGAACGCCTTGTATTTGGCGTTTAACCGCCGCAGCCTTATATTTACCGCCTGTTCTTCTTCGCGCAATCCTGCGGCCTTGTAGGCGGCTTTTTCGCGCTTGAACTTGCGTATGGTGCGCTCCACCTTTCGCTGCTCCTGCGTGGTCTCGTATGCCGTATAGGTCTTGCCCTCAAACATACAGCCCAAACCATCGTCGATATGCTCAAGCTGTTCGTCATTGTATGTGCGCTCACTTACGCCCTCCACAAACGGATAAAATGTATGCCGTACATCGACAGTTTGCCCCGCCAATGCCAGTAACGAAACCATATCCGCAAGTCTTTTCAAAGTCTGGGTAATCTGCCATAACATCACATCCTTTCTAGCGTAAAGGCGCAAGTGAAATACACTTCTGTTGACTGTTGTTTGGTTATATGGTATAATTACATTAAGAGGTGATTATATGAGTAAATTAAACGATTTGACTGGAAAAAGATTTGGGAAATGGCAAATATTACAAAGAGACGGGAATATTTTGCCAGTACGTTGGATATGCCGTTGTGATTGCGGCACAATTCGTAGTGTTTCAAGCGTTTCTTTGCGTGGTAGTTCGAAGTCATGCGGGTTGTGTTTACCTTACAGGGCGAAAAACCCGTTATACTTGCGGAAACATTCAAATCGGCTTTATCACGCATGGTCGGAAATGAAGCGCCGTTGCAATGGGAGATGCACCAATCACCAATATTATGGTGATAAAGGCATTTCTTATTGTGAGGAATGGGAAGATTTTGACACTTTTGCAAAATGGTCTATCGAGAATGGCTATCACCCTGGTTTGGAAATTGACAGAATAAACGGCGACCTTGATTATTCCCCCCAAAATTGCAGATGGGTATCTCATAAGAAAAATTCTAGAAACAGAAAAGCCAGGAAAAATAATACTACTGGTGTTGCTGGTGTTTATCCAAGATTGCGAAAAGATGGCGTTGTTGTTTATCGCGCATCCATTGCAACAGATAACGGGAAAATCTATTTAGGAACTTTTTACACCATTGCAGATGCCGCTAAAGCCAGGCGAGAAGCAGAGCTAAAATATTGGGGATTTAACATCGGGGAGTAATCCTCGATGTTATTTTTTATTCCACCGAAATACACGCCCCTGCCACTTCGTATGCGCTTCCCACCCATTTGGGCCATCTTTATCTCGTGCACCCGCGTGTGCCGATACTTCTACAAGGTCTGAACCAAGGTATTCCATTGACTGCTCCGCATATTTTTGATTAAGGGCATTTACGCCCGTCATGACAGCCCTGCGCACAGCTACGTCTACATGGTCACGGTGTCCGCTCTCATAATCCACCACGCGCAGGCCGCCGCTTGCAAGCTCCCTAACGGCGTCTTTGATGGCTTGCCCATAAGAAATAGCCCCGCTTTCTACTTTCAACGTAGCAGCATCTAAAGCCCACTGGTACGCCTTTGCGGGGGGCAGCATCGTCCGCCCCGCATCTACCAAAAAGCCCATAGACGCAGTAATGTTACGGAACACGTTTTTCGTCTGCCGTTTTATCGCGTCAATAGTGGTCGCATCCACCAGCACGTCAGGCTGTGTTACACGGGCAAGGTCTATGACCTCGGTGTAATACTTTTGGTTGCGCTCCACCACATCGTCTATCAGCTCGTTCAACTTCTTCTCGCTGATGCCAATGGTCTTTCGGATCGCTTTTTCGATGTCCTTCAGGTCGATGCCATGTGACCGCAGCGCCTTGATGTCCTGCACCGTGACCTCGTTTAGCTCGTCCCGCAGCCTCAGCCGGGAACATATCTCCATTAGCATCGTGTCCTCAAGTCCACGGTACAGCTCCGCCAGCTCTTCCGGCATGGCATCCAGCAGTTCGGGGGTGAATGGGTATTTCGGCACTGCCTGTCACCTCATTCCACTTCGCTCTGCTGCTCCGTGGTCATGTCCTGCATCTTCGGCAGCGCCGCCTTTGCGGTCGCCTCGTCCTCGTTCATCCACTTCATGCGGAACTCCCAATCGTTCATAATGCCCGCACTGAGAAGCTGCATATCACGGGAAAAGTCGGTTTGCTTGTCCTCAATAATGCTGTCATCGAAGTCGATGGAAATCGCCACGTCCTCATTTAGCCCAGCATTCATGGCCGTGTTGCCCAGCCGCAGCAAGATACGGCACAGCTCCACCAGCGCCTGCTCCAGAACGATCTCCATCTTTTTGATGGTGCGGAACATGGTAGAGTTTTCGCTGATGACTTGTGTGGCAGTTGCTACGCTGCCACCGTCAAAGCGGTAATAGGTCTCACCGAAGCCGCACTTGCTGGACAAAATGTTGAGCTGATCCTGAATGCCGGTGTTGTGCTCCGCCGTCCGCAATGTCATATCAATCGGCGTAATAACCGCACCGTCGTTTACGTCCTCCGGAAGAACGTAAAACGCGACGTCGCTTGAATCAAATACCGGCTCTCCGTCAAGGTACTTCGCTGCAGATGGTTTCACCATAATGCGCTTTTTCCCGAGCTTGAACTCATTGACGTAGCTATCATAAGCAATATCCACGCCCTGCATTACGTCGATAGTATTTGCATACACCGAAATGCCGGTCGGAAGCAAATAGTTAAAGTTATTCGCAATGTTGGGTCGGTCAATGACAAATTGACGCTTATCGCTTCCGGTATGCACAACAGGGGGGATGCGCTCAAAGCCCTTAACATTGGTCAGCGCTTCGTCTGCAAGTTGCTCATTTTCATACCGATAAATGCGGTTCTCAATGACGTATTCGCCGCCATCCTCTTTGCGATGGATTTGCAGATAGAGGTAATCGCGCCCACCCCTTGTAACTACAGAGGAAAACGCGCACTCGCTGATATATCCATTCTGCCATGCCAGCGGATAGATATTTTCGATGGTCACATAGTCTAGCACAATGCCGGAGGCGTTGCCGGGTACGATCTCGCCGCTCTCGTTGACCTCCTGCCCCACCACGCGGGGAATGTATGCCACCGTGCCAAGCGCAGACTTCATTTCCTGCATCTCATTCGCCTTAACGGTAAAATTGTTCTCCGTCAAGATGCGGTCAATAAATTCCTGCTCCTTATTCCCTTCAAGCGTTATCTGCACTTTCTCGTTCATGAGCAGATTCGCCCAATCCTCGCACAGCTTCTTTCCCATTCCGAGGGAATACCGCTTGCAGTTGACCATGCTTTCACCGTTACGGACGCGGTAATTGTGGAAGCCCTTTACATTCCCCTGATACCAGCTTTTCCACTCCGCAACCTTGCTGTAAAACGATTCGGGGATCGTGGTATAGCCAAGCTCGCTAAGTTTTAAGATAACTGCATTGCTCATGCGATAACTCCCATCTGGCGAGAAATACGCTCTAAAGCGTATCTTGTGGCATCGATCAAATGGTTATTTGCATCAGGATACCCGCTGATGATGTCGCCGTCTTTATTCCGTTCATATTCGTAATTCACGAACTCGTTATATGCGTTTGGCGTGCGTTTCCGGTCTATGACGATCTTGCGCCGCTGGAGCCACTTCATACCGTAGTCAACAGAACCGGGGCCTTTGACCGACGCCTTTGCTGGAAGCCCCATAGCGCGGTAGTCCGCTACACTCTTAGGCTCAGCGCTGTCGCAAGTGATATAAGCATCTTTGTACCCGCGCTGGATGATGATGTTCCCGCTTGCCTCGTTTGTGAGCTTGTTTTGGTATATCTCGTCCATCAGGTAAATGGTCTCTCTCGCACGGTCGTAGTGCAGCCGGATAAAGGCGAACGGATCAGGGAACCACCCATAGTCAACGCCCTGATAGATTTGGTCGAAGTGCGACATTTCCTCGTCGGTAATCTCTCGCAGCTCCAAATTTTCAAACACATTGCCACCCGTGCCGACCGGAATGCCGAGATATTCGTGCTGATATGCACGCTCGTCCGTCTCTTTTAAGTGTTCCGCCTCATCGATAAACTGCTGTCCCAGCCACTCAGGCGGGGCTTGCAAGTACGTTGACTTGTGGCACAAGCGGTCGGCGCGTTCCTCCAAACTGTCCTTGTTCGCCCAGTTGTCACGCGAGATAGGCGGGTTATAGCTCTCAAAATTCCAGAACACCGAGCCTCCGCGCATGGTGGACTGTAAAATGTTTCGGATTTCCGCGCGTCCAGCAAACTGGTCTTTTTCTTCAAAGTGCGTCACCGCGATATACCCAAATGGCACTTTGATAGATTTGATTTTCATGGGGTCGTCAGCACCGCGAAACATAATCTTCTGGCCTGTCGGCTTATAGATCAGCTCCATTGGGGAAACCTTTGCTTCCCAATACGCTGCCATGCCCAGCTCACCGATTGCCCAAATGTACTGCGCATAAACGCTATCGCGGATCGTATTTGCCACTTTGCGCAGAACGAGCGCGTGAGTGCCCGGATTCCCAACCAGCAGAAGCGGAACGATAATTGATACCGTGGAGGATTTCAGCGAGCCGCGCCCGCCGCTGAAATCGTAGTGCGTATGCCCATGACGAAAAACATCATGCGCGATATCGTAAAACGCAGGGCCGATTTTCTCGGATAAACGAATGTCAGACATCGATAATCACCTTGACAACGGAATCGGCGCTTGTGTTGTCTTGCTTGTCGAACACACCCGTATGCTTCGCCAGCATTTCAAGCGCTTTTAGCTTATTCGCATATTTCAAATCGCTTTCCGTGCAATCAGACGCAGGCTTGTCTGCTATTTCTTTGAGTTTTTCTATAACATAGTCCTGCGTTACTTCCGTCCGTTTCTGCCTTTCCGCCTTTGCTTTCTGGATAGCAGCTGAAACGTTACCATTCGTAACTAACTGCCTACCCTTTTCGGCGTTCTTGTATCCGGCTCTTGCGGCGGCTTGAGTGGCATTCAAGTCCACAAGATACTCTTGCACGAACCTCTCTTGTTTTGCTGTTAATGGCACTCACCACCACCTCTTTTGTCGCATTTATTTGCTACCAGCCCCCGCCCCTTGGCCTTGCATAGCAGACTTTACCCGCCCCGAAGGGCTACAACGCCGCCCACATTGGGCGTAAGTCTTTTCACAGGCCCCGGCATTGCGCTCTGTTTGAATTGCTTACACAGCGGCCTAATCAAACGATTGCCGCCACCGCACCACATCCATTGAACGCCTCGGCATTCGCGCAAAAGCATCAATGCCGGTATCCCACGGAACTTTTCAGCCCTGCGCCGGTACGTCGGTCGCATCCGTTTCTTATTACAAAAGCCGGTGCCAGCCAAATAAATATTTTTCGGCCTGCCGCTTTCGTACAGCGCACAGGCAGGCCCCTTGTAGCGGTCTTACCCTTCCACGGTGCCGCAATGCGGTGGCATACATCTGGTACGGCATTGCAGCCCTGCCCTGCTTTAGCGCTTCAGCCATCATTCGGCGTCACTCGCTGTGGTCTCCCCTTACGGGGCGCCTATGCCGCATGTTGCCCTCAACCGCCCGCCCCGAAGGGCGGGCTATCAAGGGAGGAGGAAACAGATGAAAAAGCAGAGGCGTGAAGAGCCTCGCCCCATCACGCCTCTATTTTTGCATAGGTTTTTCTTCTTTTTCCCCTTAAAAGGGGAATTTTCAAAATTTTTTTAGATAATCGTCCACGGTCATCGGATTATCCGTCCGTCCGAGCAGATAATCGACCGATACCCCGAACTTGTCGGCAATGCTTTCCAATGCGTCCGTTGTGGGCGTAGCCTCCCCCGCCTCGTACCGCCTCACCGCGTCACGGTGCAGACCGCACAGTTCAGATAGGACATATTGCTTTATTCTCTTTCTCTCCCGTAAGCGCTTCAAGCGCTCGGGAAACGCGTTCATGCCAGCACCTCCTCCGGTCGGAAACTCTCTTTGATCTCCTTGCCGTCTACCATGATCGCCACGGTCACATAGCGTCTCTGCGGATGGATGTACGTCACCACGCCAGTGCGGAGCGGGTACAGCTTTTCGCCGCGCGCTTTTCCCGAAAACTCCTCCGGCACCGTCATAAACTGCGCCCGCACCTTGTCGCCTACTTTCATTCCGCACCTCCAAACGCTTCCTCGAACGTCAGGCCGCTCTCTCTGAGGATGCCTTTGATCACGTCGATGGTATGCTGATTGTTGCCCGACAGCCACCACCAGATGTTGCTTTTGGAAATGCCTACCGCCTCGGCAAGCTGGCGGCGCGTGTACTGCCGCTCGCAAAATACCTTTTTCAGCGCCGGATAGACGCAATAGGGATATTCGATCATTTTCTCCCCACCCTCCGTTTGTATCGGTCTTTTGACCTTTGAATGTAATTGATCATCGCGCTTTCTTCGGCTATGCTGGCCATTTCGTTGCTTTTTGACTCTTTCTTTTCTCGCAGCCACGCAGCATATCGTTCACAGGTCGAATGACAGCCGACGTGCCGCTCCTGACAGTTAAAGCAGCTCATTTCATCCCACCTCGTACTGCGGGCAGGCCGTGACAATGTAGCTTGTTTCGTAATGCCTGCGAGCGCCGCCGCATGAATTCATCAAAACCTTTGTTCTGATCGCGCGCCAACCTTCCACCGGCTGCCACTTCAGCTTCCGCGTTTCCTTGTCGCATTCCGACCAGGGGCATTTTCCGCAGGCGTATTTGCACGACCAACACAGCGTCGAACTTTGTTCTGCCATTTACACTTCCTCCACCCAAATGCCGAATCGCTCCAGCATCAGTTTTTTCTTGATGATATAGTCCTTTGTCTTAAAGCCCTTTGCGTCCTCTACAATCGTTTTCCCGTCACGGGTATACACGAAGTCGGCTATGTATGTAACTGCCCTCACAGCGGCTCCTGTTGGCGTTCTCTGCACCCCCACGAGCTTGTATGTCTGCTGCAGCTTCAAATCGTGTATTTCCCCCGCTTTCAAAAGCAGCCGCAGCTCATCGTAGCGGTCTGCCTCGTGCTTGCTGTCAAACGTGATGCCATGCCGCACGGTTTTGCGGTTGTGGTACTTGCCCGTTTTTTGAGCAAGTACCTTTTCAACCACTTGTTTTTGTGCCGCAGGCCCGAGGCGCGCAAGGTCAGATGCCGTCAGGCTCATTTTTCCCTCCCGTCCGATACGAGAACGACGCGCACCTTGCCAAACTGTTCAAGCGCCATTGCGACGGATTCCTTCGTGGCGAGCTTGTCGCCGTGGTCTTCGATGTCGATGATGATGCGGATCATGCGCCGGACTCCTTTTTAAGCCTTGCCTCCATGAGCGCCTCACGGGGGTCTAAAATTTCAAGCAATCTTATCCACATTAGCTTTCACCATAGACGCCGCAGCGTCCTCATAGGATACGCCGGGTTTTGCCTCAAAACTGATTTGAGCGCCGAACGCCCCAGCCACGCTAAAGCAGATTTTGTATTCAGCCATTCAGCCCTCCTGTTCCATGCTTCCGGCGGGTGGGATAATTCTCCAATCCTCCGGCCTTTTCTGCGCAGCCCTAATTTGTTCCAGCGGCCCGCGCTCCTCACACATAGCGTACTGCTTCCACCGGTAGCTTTGGAACGTGCGATTTTTAGTCAGCTCCTCGTGTGGAATGTAGAGCGATTTGTACTCAAGGACATACATCGCCGCTTCGCCCCCTCAGTGCTTCTCGCTTAATGTATTCGCCCATTATCAGCACTCCTCTACATAGCGCCAGCTCTGCGACGGTCTATTTATCCCAAACTCGCCCAGATATCTCAGCTTATCGTAAATCACAAGGTCGGATATGTGCCAACCATACCCCATTTCACCGTTAAGATAGTTCTCTCTTTCATCAAAGGACAAGCAATCATCCCCATTGTTTCCCGCATATCCGTCCCAGATTGGGAATATGCTATCACACGAAAATTCGCCAATGACTTTGCCATTCAAAATATGTTCAAAGCCTGTGCGGTCTTTTCTCCGCCATATATTCCTTGGGTTGTTGTCGGTGTTATTGTTCGTGCAGTAGATATAGCACTTAAACGGCGTTTCCAGCTTCGGGCGGGTCTTTCGCACCTCAATCGTCTTTTCGCCGCTGGCAATCTTCTCGCACCACTGCGGGCGGATGCTCAGCATAACAGCTTTATTCATCCTTCATCGCCTCCAATGCTTTCTCCGCCTCCTCGCGGGTTAGGAATGTCCCAATGTACTTGTGCATCCCCATCTTCCCAATGAGTTTTACCGCTTCGGTCGCGGTGTTTATTTTGAGCGTTGAAATCACAGGATTATCGGGATTCCCTGCAAATAGCCGATACACCGTATCGCCCACCTTGCACGGCAGCACCACCAGCCGACCGTCCTTGTCGGCCTCGGCCAGCTCGCGCAAGCGGGCATCGCCCTCCTGCTCCGCATCACGCATTACGATGTACCGTCCTTCCGCGTCTGCTCGCGCAAATTCGGCACAGCGTTCCGGCGTCAGCCCCGTGTCCTCGCAGGCTGCAAGACGCTCCACACACGTCTGTCTGTACGCGCTTTTTGCCACACGGTCATTGCAATCGACGCCGCTGCAGCAATCTGCCGGATAATCATAAGTTGCTGCGCCGCTTGCGAGATATTTTGTCAGTCGTTCCATCACTCCACCTCCTGCATCTTACTAATCACTTGTCGGATCACATCGCCACCGTAAGCGTCTTTTGTCAACTCCAAAAACTCCATCAGCGTCATCATGCCATGCTCAAGGTCAACGCCGTGGTCGCGGGCAAACTGTTTTCTGCCCATGTCACACGAACCGGTCAAGCGGTGATGCCAGTCGTAAAAGTACTGCGTCGGATACGTTCTTCCATCGTCTGTCTCGCGCAGGAACATCGCAATGCGTTCATCTTCCGGCATGTCCTCAAATAGTTTTTCTCGCAACGCCTCCATTGCTTCGCGCAGCGTTTCCCCGTGTGCAAAAACATTGTCCTGCTTGACGATGTAGCACGGCGTGAGCGTCAAATCACCGTTCAGGATTGCCCCGTGCGCGGTGTTTCCGCGCATGGAACGAATCAGTGTGTTCACGCCGTCAATTCGATAGACCGGTTCCCGGTTGAAGCGTTTAATGCCGAAGCCGTCGCCGTCGCCGGAGCCGTAGCCGTCGCCGAAGCCGCAGCCGGAGCCGTCGCCGTCGCCGGAGCCGGAGCCGTCGCCGAAGCCGCAGCCGGAGCCGTCGCCGAAGCCGTAGCCGGAGCCGTAGCCGGAGCCGTAGCCGTAGCCGGAGCCGGAGCCGTAGCCGGAGTTTACTGACAGGAATGCCTTGACCTTATCATCAAGCGTCATCTCTTCCACTCCTTTACGCCGCGGAGCGATACCGATGCCGTATTCGTGCACGGGATAATCTGGATTGCCCCCAGTACAGTCATCTCCGGAACCATCACGGTAAAACGGCAGTTTCCCGGTGCTTTTGTGCCGTCCTGCGCCAACTGCTCAACGGCGCACGCGCCGTCCCAGCTCCACAGCTTACGCACCTCGGTCATTGTGACCTCGGAGCCGTTTCGCTCCTTGATCTTGCCAAAGAAAACACCTGCGCAGTCGCAGCGAACGATATAGTCCTGATTATTGTTCATGATGAAATTCCTCCTGATTTTTGTTAAAATTTGAAGCTCTCTCTGAGCTTGATTCCGTTCACCTCTGCCCCCGCCGTAAAGTAGCGGTGGCGCTCGTTGATGTACACGATTCTGCCGTGTACGGTTTTCAATTTTTCAAAACTGGATAATCCGCTCGCGCCCTCAAAGGCTGCAAGTATCCAGCTGTATGTGTCTCCGATGCTCATGCGCCCTCCCTAATGTCTCCGCCTCATTGCTCCGCCATAGCTTTGGCAATGCTGGGGTTAAGCAAAAGCGCTTTAATTTCGCGAAGAAGGTCGAAAGTGCCGCTAATTGCCGAGATTTCAATAATTTTGCTTCCACCGCCGTCAATTCTCGCCCACTCAACAAACTTTGCAATGTCACGGCAGGAGATTCTCCCGAGCGCTGTTTCCGACCATTCGCGCCGTGTAGAATTATCTGGTGGCGGATTTTGTCCGATAAGCCACCAGTCAGGGCCATATCTCCGCTGGAGTTTAAAGTAATAGTAGTCGTCTGGCTTGATCTCTACGTTGATAGTCTCAAACCAATCTAATGACGGCTGCGTATACGAAAACTTAAATGGTGCTTTAACAGACTGTGACATTCCACTCCCCTCCCTCGCAAATGTCTACGATGTGCTCGCACAGGGCTTTCGGTATAACTGACCGCTCCCGGCTCCCGGCGAGCCCCTGCGTACCCGTCTTAGCTCCGCGCGGCGCGGCTACGTGGCACGTGTCCCCATTATGGCATGGCGGCTTGAATCCCGGGTCCGGGTGGTTCGTCCAGATATCGGTGGGCTTCATCCGCATGTCACCGTACTGGCAATATGTAACGGTGTATCTTGGCAACCCCTGCATCCACGTCATTTTCCGCATGCCCCCCCTCGGATTCTCGATAAACCAATATGTGGGAGACAATGCCAAAATCAGACGCAAAACATGCTGATCGACTGCATCGCAGAACTTTGCATATTCGCTAATAGGGTCTAAATTCCCCGTCTCTGGATTTTTGCGCCGATGATGCGATATTGCGGCAATGGAAAAGGTCGCGCAATCTGGGCTTGCCCAAATAACGTCCGGACGCCCAAAACGCTCCAAGATATCCTGCGCTGTGACGGTCATGATATCCGCGTACCAATCGATATGGTCAAAGCCCTTATCCCACTCGATGGAATACACCTCGTGTCCGCGCCGCTCGAACGCCTTGCCGATGCTTCGCGTCCCCGCGAAAAGCTCTAAAACCTTCATCTCAATACCTCACTCCGATGTAATCCAGAACCCGACCATAGCCAAGCCCCTTTTCGTTTGGCTTCCATAACCCGTCCGCGGGGTCAAACTCCCCGCCGCCGATGCAGAACTCATAGTGCTTCGGATGCGTGTGCTTCATGCGCTCAAACCGGTTTTCGCCTTTTTCGAGGTGTGCCCCGAACGCGCAGAACATGCAACCCGTGCGCTGGCAGCCCGTGCAATGCAGCTTGCAGTCGATCAGCGTCGCGTCGTAGTCGTTATCACCGTCGCTGGCTACGATATCGCCGTAGACACTTGCGATAGGTAGCTCTCGGTCTACGATGAAGCGAAGCACGTCTTGCTCCGTCCAGAAGCTCATGGGCTTGCCCGCGGGATGTTTCCCTTCAAAAGCATTGCAACCGTTTTTCAGCCAAACTTTCGTTCTAAGGCGGCTTTCTTGCGCCATTGTCGCCATCGTAGGGACTCTTTGCGTTTTTCTCATATAGGCGTTCATCGGCTTCTTCTTCATCGCTCCGCAGCATTTTGAAGATATTGCGAATGGTGCGTATAGCAGAAATTCCCACTTTTCGCAGTTGTATTCGCTCGGCTCTCCGTCTTTTCGCAAATATTCACCGCGAAGCCGTGCCGCAGATCGTCCGTCAGGTTTTTCCCTTGCTTCTTCAACATACGCGGCAACCTCTTTGCTCACGATGCTATACCCGTACTTCCGCACGACCTGCCGAATGTTCATCTTCGGACGCAAGCGGTGGAGGTTGACGGTCACGCGGGGGAACTTCTTCCGCAACCAGCCCGTATATTCGTTCACGAACCGCTGAATCTCCGGGTACTCCAGCCCCGTATTGACAAATACGAGGTTCAGCGGCCACGGCGGCGTGCGGAAATGTGAGAGCCAGTTTGCAGCAAGGTAGGCCAGCACGGTTGAATCCTTTCCGCCGGAAACGCTCACATAGACTTTCCCGTCCCATGCCGTGAACCACTCCTCGATCTTGCCGTAGGTGATGATCTCTTTGTACTCGGTGTCAAGGGACATCAACTCTTTTGCTTTCTCGGGCAAGATCGGCGTGTTGGTGTAACCGGAAAGGCTCATAGCGTCCACCCTTCCCCTCTCACCTGAAACGCGTCGCCCAGTTGTACGGTGTCCGGGTAATTGTGCTGCGTGGTCTGGATGGCGTACTTGTCGATTTCCGTCGCGTAATAGGTCGCGACGGTCGCGCCCAGCTTGTCCAGCGCAATATGGCCGCAGCTCATGCCGTCGTACATCGACAGCACTTCCACCGGTTCTTTCGTCAGCCCTTCAAAATGGCTCATAATGTGGGCGATCACATCCACCGTCCAGCCGTTGCCTAGCATCTTGTAGGCTTGGCTGTTGCTCACCGGGAAAACATACTCTTCCGGCACGGTCTGGAGGCGCATACACTCGCGGACCGTCAGCTTGCGGATGATGTAAAAGCCGTCTCGCAGCTTGATCGGATGCCATGTGTTTCCGATGGAAATTTTCCCGTCTCGCACCTCGTAAATTTGCTTCGCCGTCGTCGGGTTCTTTTGGCAATGCCCCTCCTCGTCCGTCCGCGTCGGGACCATAGGCACATGGCCGCCGCCCATGCCCATGCTTGCCGTGATGGTCGGGCATTTCCCATCCTTAGCAAACACGCCCCAACGGGAGTGTTGGCCGTATAAACTGCCCAAATGCAAAATCCCATCTGCATCTGCGTCAACCGGCGTTGCATAAAGGCCCGTCTTGGCTCCCAGCCCTCCGCCATTCCCGCAGAGGGTCACGCTCTTTCCGTCCGGCGAATAGACGCGGTATTGCTGGCTGTCGTGGTCTTGGTTCTTCGCGTCGTTTTCAATGGTGCCGATCCTCACCGGCTCCGCCGCCATGAGGCGCAAATAACTATGTTGCTTTTTGGGATTGTAAACGCCTGCCGATTTATAGTAATGCGCGTCCAGCGTATAGGACTTTTCCTTCCATGCAACGCCAGTCTCCAGAATATCCCGCAGCAGAATACCCCTGTCCTCCGGCTGCTCCGCCGGCACTTGGCTGTATGTGCCGTCCGGGTTCCGTCTGCCCACCCAATACAGGCGCTGGCGGTTCTGCGCGCTCACCAGCGCGGAGTTGATAAGCACGGGCTCTACGCCCAGCTCCGCCGTGATCTGCGTCCGGATGGCGGGCGACATGGATCTGTTATTCTCGTAGAGAAAATAGTCCGGTTTGTATTTATCGCGGGCAATGCGGTAGTTCAGAAACAGCTCCCAGCCGATGCCGCTGGCTTCGGTTTCGCGGTTCTTGGTCTGCGCGATACTCCAGTGCGTGCAGGGGCTTCCGCCGATCAATAGTTTCATGCTTTCCTCCTCGCAGGTATTCTTTCATTTCAGCCGGTAGTTTTTGGCCCCGGTAATATTCAGTACGCAGCCTTTCGACCGTTCCGCAATGCGCGAGCCTATCGCCTCGTCCCAGTCCAGCACGCGCGAGATCGTCCACTCGGAGCTGATGATTGTCACAAGGCTTGGCTTGATATACCGCGCATTGAGCAGATCAAACGCAATGTTGCGATCGGCCTCTGTCGCCGTGCCCTTGAGAAAATCGTCGATGTACAGCACCTTGACGCTTTTCAGCGGATCAATGGCATCTTGATATGCCTCGGCATCGTTGACCTTTGCTTTGATGGCCGGAATATCCGCACGCCATTGCACATAGCGCACCGGGAATCCGGCATCCATGAGCTTTCCGCACATTGCCGTGCATAGATGCGTTTTCCCGCTGCCGGGGCTTCCTCCGGCGTAAAACCATCTTCCGCGAGAATCGGCAAGATAGCGTTCCGCTGCCTCTTTGGCCTGTTTCTGCCACGGCTCCGTCGCGCGGTAGTTCTCCATCGTGCATCTCTGCAAAAGCTCTTTAAGCCCGCTTCTTTCGATGCGTTGCAGATTCCTTTTGCGGATGGAGCATTCGCACTCCCGGTACTCCGCGTTTCCGTCTGCTGACCTCCGCACGGTGTACCCCACTCCGCCGCATAGTGGGCATTCGTCAGAGATTGACGGCTCCGGGGACGTTCCATTTTTTCGTATCTCTTCCAGTATCGTGACCATGTCCATTCATCGCGCCCCCTTTCTTCTCCAGCTCGCGTTTTTCCCATAGCTGGAATTTTTGTTGCCAGTTGTAGACCGGCTTGCCCTCGGTGTCCCGCCAATTTGCGACAGAGTAAAAATCGTAGAATGGTTTGGGGTCAATAAGCCCTCCGCGCAGCTTGGCATATTCGACAACCTCGTCAAACGTGGGAGCCTTTCGCGGTAAGGGGGGAGGGGAGGATATATAGTCTTTGTCTTTGTCTTTGTCTTTGTCTTTGTCATAGCTTGATTTGCTTGGCAAATTTGGCATTTGCTTGTTTTGCTTGGCAAATCCTGCATTTGCTTGTTTTGCTTCCGCTCCGATCTTCCCGGCCTTGCTTCGCGCCTCGGATAATTCCGCCATTGCAGCGTTGTCCCTGTCGATCTGCGCCCTCATCATAGGGAAAAGAAACCGTTCGTTCCCGCCAAGCTGCGGGGCTTCGCCCGTCCTTGCATATTCTAACAAGGAAGTGAAAAGCCTCCCCCTCTCAGCGTCACCGAGTGGCTCTATTGCGTCTAAGTAATCGACAAACAGCTTGATGTAAGTCATATCCGCCATGCGCTCACTCCTTATAGGGGAGCAGGCAAATTGATACGCCGTGCTGGGTCATAATGTCGCAAAGGTCATCTGCTTCTGGTTGCGAGAGGCCGTCGATGCGGATCATATTATGTGCCGGATCATCTACATCAAAGATATTCTCGCAATCGTAAATCAAAGCGTCGTACTTCACACCGCACCTCCATCAAAACGGGAGGTCCCCGTCGTCCTCGACCTCGCTAAACTCGCCCGGGCTGCTTGATGCGGGACTGTATGCGGCGGGTCCATCCTGCGGCTTGCTGTCGGCAAAGTACACGCTATTGGCGATGATCTCGACCGAGCGGCGCTTATTGCCGTCCTTGTCGGTCCAGTCTCGCGCCTGCAAGCGACCGTCTACCACCACCTTACGCCCCTTGGCGCAGTATTGCGCGGTGCGCTCCGCCGTGCGCTCCCACGCGACCACATCAAACCAGTCCGTTCCGGCATCCTTGCCGTCGCGGTCGACGGCGATGGGGAAACTGGTGACCGCCTTGCCGCTCTGCGTGCGGCGCAGCTCAAGGTCCTTTCCAATGCGTCCCATGACGCTGATCCTGTTCAAGCTCATTTCAATTCCTCCCTGTTTTTTCTGTAAATCATGTTCTCCCGTGTCCATCCGGGATATTGCGCTTTGAGATAGCCGACGATGCAGGCGTATAGCGCCGTCCTCTGCGGTCCCTCGTCAAAGGCTCGGTGGCAGGAGGGGCAGAGCGTCACTATATTCTGCTCGATGCCCATGCCGCCCTGTGAGCGCCGTATAACGTGCGCTACAGGCTCTCCGTTGTTTCTTCCGCAGAGGATGCAGCGACCGCCGTCGCGCTCGTATACAACCTCCTTGACGCTTTTGGGGATGGACGTGGCCTTTGTCATTTTGCGCATCCCCATTCCTCCATCATCCCTGCCAGCTTCTCCGGAGACAGGGTCTCGATGTTTTGCTCCTGGCAGTCCTGCACCGCCATATCGATCAAATGTGACATTTGCCTGGTGTTGTAGGTGCTGGAGCCGTAGTACAAAATCACGTTGGTGCAGCCGGGGATCCTACTTGGCATGGTATCCGTCTGCCAGCCAAGCCCATTGTGTTCCCACCCGTTCCGCAACTTTTTCACGGCTGAATCGATCACGCAGACCATTTCATGATTGCTGCCGATCTCCCGAATGTATCTCCGGTAAATATCCGTCTTGGGAATTCGGGTCTTTTCGGCCAGCCGGTCAACCAGAACCCAGAAGTACGCATTGGCATCAAGGCTCCGCTTCTCGCGGTGCTTCTTCACGGTCACGTCAACGTCTGTCTCGTGCAGCTCGTCAAACAGCGGCCCGATATTCTCCCGCGTGGCGATGGTGAGCAGATACGCACCATCGCGCGCAAGGGATAAATCATGCAGTCGGGCTTTCATTGGCTTTTCTCTTATCCATGCAGCCCCAGCAGAGCGGAACGCCGTACTTCTTCACCGCGCCTTTGGAGATGTCGCTCACGCTATAGAACTTGTCGTTAAAGAACTGCGGTGTGATTGGCTGCTTGCAGTCTTGGCAGGTGTAGTCAAACTGTTCCTTGTACGCCTGATTGAAGGATTCCATCTCGGCCTTGCTCGGCTTCTGCTCTGCGGTTCTTGGTGTGTACTTGGTCGCGTCCTTCGCCCAATACACATCCGCACCAAAACCGAGCGCCTTGCAGGCGACGGAGATAGCATCGGTCAGCGCCATTTTGAAGCACTCGTCAGAGGTGTAAAGGCCGTTTCGTTCACTGGCAACAAACGCGCTGCCGCCTGTGCCGGGGATCGCATCTGACCACGCACCATCGACCTTGATGTAAAGATCAATGTCAACAAATGCGGAAACCTCGTTGTTCGCGCCCTGCTCCAACCGCTTATCCGTGATAACGTACTTCCAGCCGATCCCGCAGGGGCCGAACTGCTCCGTCAGCGCCTTAATGCGCCACATGGGGTTAATGTCGGTCTTGCCTTTCAGCCTCCCCGCTTGAATTTCGCGCTGTGCGGATGGCGGGACTTGCCGCACGCTTTCATAAATTCCAAGGTTCTCCATCACTTCACCCCCATGCTCATGCCCTGTACAAGCGTCGCACCGTCGATTTCGGCGCCGTTTTTCAGCAGCGGGGCAAGGTCGGTCTTGCTCACCGTGGGGGCGTTGTAAGTAACCTCGCCGTCGTGGCCGTTGGCGAGCATCCATGCAACCACCGCGCTCATGTCGGAGACCTCCACGCTGGTGGTCTTGCGGTAGCTGATGGAGCATCGGGGAGTGGAAAACTTCTCGCCGTTCAGCACAGAATCGAGATATTTTTTCTTGCTCTCTGCCGCACGCTCTAAAGCCTGTCTGCGCGCCGCGAGGGACTTCTCTTCTTCGCGGATCGCCTTTGCTTCGGACACGTCGTTTTTAATCCAAAGCGCGATGTTCTCGATCTTCTGCTCTCTTGCCATGTTCAGCTCCATGAGCTTTTCAACGTCAAGGATTTCGCCGGTCTCGGCATCTACACATTCCGCAAGCGCGGAATCAATCTGATACAGGTTCATTGCTTTCCTCCTCAAAAAATTCCTCACCGCAGAACGGGCACTCGGCGACCGTCCGCGTTTCTATTCCGTTCTCGCCGTCAAGGTTCTCACGCACCTGATAAGTGTACGGCTCAAAGAAGATCGCGGGGCAGGCTTCGCATTTGTAAACCATGTAAATTACGACCTCCCCGCTTTCCGTATCATCTCCGACAGGCCGTATGTCCGCCCGACAATGGACGCTATCCGCGCCATCTCGATCTTGCGGAGCACCTCGGCTTCTGCTGGGTCGTTTGACAAATAGTAGCCCTTGCCAAAGTTCATAATGCAGTATTCTTCGCCGTCCTCCTCGCATCGTGCCGCCTCGATCACCTTGCGCAAGTGCCGGTCTGTCCAGCCGGTCATTTCGCAGAGCTGCCAGCGGCGTAGCGCGTTCTGGGCGCCGACGCGAAGATGGTTTCGCAGAGTGATAACATCGTCTGTCATAGCGACACCTCGGCAAACTCTCCATCAATAAGTTTGTACCATATATCAGCCTTGATCCGCTCGCCGTCAACATACTCGGTCTTAACGCATTTTGGAACGTACCTATTCTTGGCTTCGGAATATTCCCATTCGGCAAGAGTAATCCAGCTCCCCGCTTTTGCTTTAACAGCAGAGTCGCGACCTGCGCAGCAGATAACCGAATCTTTACCTGCACTTTCGATCTGAGCGGAGTTGCCGCTGCTGCCGATCTGAGCGGAGTCGCCGCTGCTGCCGATCTTGGCGTAGTAGCCGCTGCTGCCGATCTGAGCGTAGTTGCCGCTGCTGCCGATCTGAGCGTAGTCGCCGCTGCTGCCGATCTTGGCGTAGTCGCCGCTGCTGCCGATCTTGGCGTAGTCGCCGCTGTTGCCGATCTGAGCGTAGTCGCCGCTGCTGCCGATCTTGGCGTAGTCGCCGCTGCT